TTTTTGCGCTATCAAATGTAAATCGTCCCATATCGGGAATCGATGCTCGTAGTTTTGACGAGCCATAATCACATTGAAGCCTAGTTTTTCTAGGTGGGAGGATAGGCTCCTCCTATTCCACATGAGGTAATTCTGCTCCGGCTTCCAGTGGATGAAGCAGGCCGAGGAACGGGTGTTAATGAAATCAGTATCAGGTGTTCCTATAAACATCATACCATCTTCAACAAGTAGTTTATGGCAAAGGGCGAGAGAGCCGATTGGATCAGAGAAGGCTTCAAGAGTGTGGTATATCCAGATGAGGTTATATTTGATGTCGGCTGGGAATTGATGGGTCTCAAAGTCATCGGCTATGAGGTTTCCCCCTGTCTTGAATGAGGTATTCTTATCGATAATGGTGGGAACCCATCCCCTATGGGCGAGGGCGTCTTCTTGATAGGTATTGGAGCGTCCTATGATTAAGACTCTCCTGCCATATATCATCTCCTCAATAATAGGCGCATAGATACGCACTGGATAGCTATAGGATGCCTCCAACTTCTTATCATACCTACTTCGTTCATCCCAGTATTTGGCGTCGTATAGGCCGAGGGGCTTGGTGGCTTGGAAGACTATGCCACAGGAGCAGGTAAACCACCTTGAACGCTTCTTGGTATTGGCGTCTTGCATGTAGTAGGTATGGGAGACGTAGGAGGAGCAAACAGGGCAGTTGGCTACCTTCAAGTCCCCTATTTCAATGGGATCTGCGTTCTTTTTAAGATTTAGCATAGACATCCTTAAAGTGAGAATAGACTGTTTCTAGTGGGAGACCTGCTCCCATACAAAGGGCGGCCCCCGTTTCATGCGTAGGGCACTGGAGCTTCATATCGTAGATTAGGAATAGGCATGGGGCGCAAGGGGCTAGGGACGGCATGGCCTCGATGGAGTAGTCATTAGAGAAATACTTGGTGATACACTCTCTGGTGTTATGGCCGAGTAAGCAGATTTTGGGGGTGTCATAACATCCACTGGCATGGATGATCCCAGTGTCCGGGGCGATGACTAGGTTGACTAGTCCAGTGAGGGCCATGCTGATACGCATTGGAATATTGCCTGAGAGGTTAGTAATACGCCCCTCGATAACCGGCTCAATAATCTGGCATTTGAGATCGCCAACGGTGATAATGTGGACATCCGGGTAATCCTTACATATTTGCTCGCAGAGAGATTCGGTGTAGGGCCATGCTTTGTTGTTTCCACTACCGGACATGCCGATTAGAATGTTGTAGCCGGGCTTTAGATACTTCTTAGCCTCCTGGATTTCACCATCCTCGAAGAATAGCTCTGGCCTAAGATTAACCCCCTTCCAATCCTCCTTGCAATGCTCAAAGGAGTATTCGTAGAAATTGCGATTAAAACGGGAGAGGCGTTCAAACTTTGGGAGCTTGTAGTCCGGCCCTCTTGGATGTTGGGAGAGAGCCACCTCTATGGATTCGCTGAAGTCTATAACTCTCTCACAATGATTTTTGCGTTGTAGCCACTCAATATGATCAGATAACGCCTCAATCTTAACATTCTCATCGTGTTGGATAAGTTTATGAATATGGGGATTACCCTTAAGAACCTCCATCCCGCGCTTAGAAGTCACATAGGTAATCTCATGGCCTTGGGAGTGGAGGTGGCGGATGATGGGGGTGGTAATCAAGACATCCCCATAGGCCCCGGATCGGAAGATTAAGATTCTCACTTCTTATATACCTCGAACAATAGCTTCCCCCATGTTTTCGCCTCACCATCAAGAGGCATGTGGGCCATAATTTGAGCGTAGTCGAGACCGGCCAACTTCTCTAAAAACTTCTTTTGATCTTGATCTACACTCACCCCGTTCGAATGAGTTGTCACGCTCAAATGGTGGATTACTTTCGACTTAATTGAAAGTATGACTTTCCAATGGTTAATCTTGGCCCAGAGGCAATAAGAGGAATCAGAACAATGATTCCTAAAGCGTTTGTCCAGAAGCCCGATTTCCCTTATCATGGACATCCGAAGAAGGCCGGAACATAAAGGAACCCAGTTTACCTCCATAGATTCAGGGGCTTTGGCCAAGTCTTTTTCATCAACAAAGTATTGATACCCACGAATTAAATCCGACCCGCATAGCTCGTACTTCTGCTCCCTCGACGGATGTATTCTTGTGGAAGCCACAATGCCTATATTCTCATCTGTCTGCATGATTTTTAGAAGCTCTGCCAGGAAATCAGGCTCAGGTTCGGTGTCGTTATTAAGAAGGAGGATGTATTCATATCGATCCCCGCACCAAAGGATTCCTTGGTTTGTCGCGGCAGTAAAACCGGAGTTCTTATCAAGACGAAGAACATCGATGGTATCATCTACGAATGGGGTTTCAGAGCCGTCATCAACGACGAGGATGGTCAGATGGCAGTCAGTAAGGCCATGATTGGCCTTCACAAGCTCCACACATTTTCTTGTGTAGCTTTCCTTGCCATACATCGGAATAATACAAGCTATCGACATTTGTATAATGCCTCGAAGAAAGCCGCCCTCATATGATGTTGTCCTACATAAAGCGGACTCCATGATTCCCTAACAGGGTAATCATCCATAGCCCAATCAATCCCATCTTCATTGATGTGGGTCTCCTTCCAACAGGAATAGTAGAAATAGGAGGCATGCTTATCGGCGTAATCAAAGTATGACTCTACCTGATCTTTTGTCATTTCATGGAGGCAATCCATGGCTAGGAGAATATCGCACTGGCCTTTTAATTCATTCGGGGGGTGGAAGGTAACAGGATGCCCTGGAATAACATTTCCAAGATACCGCTTGGCAAGGCTTAAAGAAGGCTCTACATCAAACATCCTATAAGTCAAATTCGGATACAATTTAGTCAAAATAAAAGGTATCCTTCCATACCCGCCTCCTATTTCGTGGATAATATTCACATCATTAAAATCGATATATTGGGAAAGTCTTGTGTATTCTGAAATCGTTGCGACTAAATCCAAACTTACAAGACGGCCCCTATACTCAATAGCAAGCGGATTTCCCTCAAGAGGCTCATAAAACTGATCTAAAAACTTATCAGGATAGATGGAGTATAGCTTGTCCCATATGGCCCTAACCTTATCATTGTAATCTTGAGACAAGCTCTGCTTGTCATAATCATAGAAATAATCATTGTAGAGAAACAGCCCTATTGTTCTCTTGAAATTCTCATAGCCGTATTTATCAAGAAATTCATTCGCGCGCGAATTAAGAAGAGTCCAGTATTTAGAAGGGGTATAGGTCATAGGGTTTCTTGAATAAAAGGTGCATATCACGAAGGGGGCGAACGTCGAAGTTCCTCCTCTTGATTTTAGTCTTAAAACCGATGGCTTCTGCCTCGTCGCAAAAGCTATCCATATCCCACATGATGTAATGTTGCCTTAGAATCCAATGCGCCCACAAGTTGGGGCTGGCCCAATCTATCTGAAATGGATCTGGCATGGAGATGAAGAGGATACCGCCTTGGTTGAGCATGTTAAAACACTTCTTTAAGGCTTCCAAAGGATAATGAATATGCTCAAAGAAATGGTTGGCTACTATAATGTCGAATTTCTCATCGATGACATCCTTGTCGAAATCCGCTTGAATGAGACGATGAGTTGATGTATGCGGGGCAATATCAAGGCCCACCGTCTCATAGTTATACTCTCTTGCCTCATCGAGGAAATAATCCACGACATATCCGAGGTCTAGGATCTTCTTTCCGCAATTTCCGTTTAGGAAGAAGTCACGCATATAATGGCGAAAAAGAATTTGGAGATGGTCTCTATAGCCGTCCTGCTTATGATCCTCTGTATACTGCGGGTTAAAATAGCTCCCCTGATCTATATTCTCCCAGTTGGTATACCAGATATTTTTGCAGTTGCAGAAGGAGTAGCCCCTATCATGGGTAGGATGTGCTTCTCTATTTACAATGACCGTTCCATGAACGACAATCGGCTTCTTTCCTCCGCAAAATGGGCAGGCTTGTAAGCACCAAGGCTCAACATCAGGCATTTGCAACGCTATGCTCATAAGCCTCCTCTACTTTTGCCATAATTTTATCCTCATCGAAAAATACGCATAGAGGAAGTCTCTCTTTGGTTGGACAGCCATAGTATCGTTGCGGGGATTTATGGCACGGTGAGCAATAAGCCTCCGACTGAACCCAATAGGCGTTATTGGCGTACTTGATGTGGTTATCCCATGAGGCCGCCGTTAGAAGTTGAATAGTTGGGGTGTCCCAGGAGTGGGAGACGCAGACTAGCCCTGTCTCTGGGCTTATCACCAAATCGAAGTATTTAGACATAAGGGCAACCGTCCTAAAATTCCACACAGCAACCTTTGAGGATACTCTTTCATGCTCAAATACATCCTCTAAGCAATCTTTGTCCCCAGTCAATACAATAGAGGCGTCCTTGTACTTTTCGAGAATCTTGTAAGCGACACTTTTGGCCTGCTGGAATCTCTTGTGGAGGGAAGAACCGGATAGGCAGATTAGGATTAGATAGGTTGAGTTAGTCTTCTTCTTATGATTAGCTATCCATGCTTCCGCGTCTTTATGACACCCATCCCCATAATATAGTTGTCCTCTTGTCCCAAAATAAGACTCTGGAAGTCCGCATGCCTCGGTCATCACATCGTAATAATTTATATTGCCAAAATTCTCACGTCGATATTTGTCGTTTCGATAATAAGCCATGTCCGTTTCAAGAAGACAATAACCACTCTCTATTGTGTGCATGAGGTTAAAGAACATGTCATAGGAATCTTTGTGATAATTCCATCGAGAGATAAGCTCCCCATTTGTCACTTTGTTTGTATCAATGTGATAGAGCTTATCGATGAATGGATTTCCAAGAAGAATATCTATGCCACGATCAGATGTCTCAAAGGTTACATGGTCTACCTTGAAATGTTCCTTGATGAGCTTGGGAAGATGGGAGCAATGCATCATGTCGCCGTATGCTCCGTATCTTGCGATTAGGCAGGTTTTCAAACGATTTCGGCCTTTGGAATAGGGATAATGTAATAGGCGTTTAGGTGCTTGGTTTTAGCCATAAGCTCACTTGCGAAATTCCAAGCAAGGAGAATGATGTAGTCGGGCTTCTCCTTCTCAAAGTGGCTAAAATCCACAATGGGGATGGCTTCCCCAGGGGTCATTTTGCCTTGCTTATCCGGCGTATCATCCACGATGCTTTTAATATAGCGTCCGAGGCCGAAGTAATTGATGAGACTAATCCCCTTGGCGGATGCCCCATATCCCATAATCTTGGATGATTTTAGGTTCTCCAATACCTGGATAAGACGGCTTCCCATCTCAAAAACTCTTGTGGCAAAATCAACATAGGTGGATAGATGATAGAATCCCTCAGACTCCTCATCGGAAAGCATCTCCATGATTGAGTCCTCTCTTTCATAGTAATTCTTGGAAGCGTAGATTCGAATAGAGCCTCCATGGATGGGGGTTCGTTCTACTTTGAAGATGGGCAGGCCGACAGAGGCGAAGAGATTATTGAGAGGGTTTAGGAGAAAGTAGGATAGATGTTCGTGGTAGATGGTGTCAAATTGATTGCCTTTAACCAAGTCCATCATGTAGGGGAATTCCGCAACAAATACCCCATCATCTTCCAAGAAATATTTGACCCCGTTTAGGAAGTCGTGAAGATCATCGACATGGGCTAGGACATTTTGGGCAACGATGAAGGATGCTCCTTGGGCTGACTTGTCTCTATAGAACCTAGCCGTATCCTCTGACCAAAACTTATTCGCGCATGGGAAGCCTTTGCGTATACATTCAGACGCTAGGTTTTCTGAAGGCTCAATTCCAAGGAATCTATTAAAGCCGATCGATCGGGCTTGCTCCATGAAACAGCCGTCATTTGAGGCAATATCGACGATGAGGGGGTTGGGGGCCATCTTTAAACCTTGGAGCTTCATAGCAAGTTCTCTGCAATGCAGCTTGAAGGTATTGGAGATGGAGGAGTGATAGGGATAGTTGGAATAGAGGTATTTGGGTTCGACGACAACGCTTAGTTGCGATAGGTAGCAATCCTCACAAACCAATACCTGTATGGGAAACTTCTTCTTGGATTCGAGGTTATTGGCGGGGGGGACTTCGCCGAGATAGAGATAGGGGAAAAGATTAGGGGACTTACAAGCCCTGCACATTGTAACCATCCACTCTCCTTTTTGGAGTTAGATGATGGGGGTGAGGTTTTATCCCCACCCCCACCAATTTACTTAGTTATCGTTGACCTCAAAGGTCTCACGATACTCAACATTTGCCTGAATCGTCTGGTTCGGATCAGCCGTGCTTAGAACTGATCTAAGCGTAAGCGTATCGCCAGCCGTGAGGCTCGTTTCCGTCACAGAGCCTTCAACAGTCGTACCTGCCGTGGCATTGGTAGCGAATGTTAAAGTGCCGAGTGCCGTGGTTCCTTTAGCAAGCACCCATTGGGACGTTGCGCCAGAACCGGCAACATTAGCGACGATATTCCAGTCGGTAATGGTAACAGGGTACATGACCGTAATAGTCTGCACCAAGGCCGTGGCACGAGTCCCGCAGGTAGCCTGCGTGAACTTAAACACCTTCTTACTTCCATAAGAAGGATCGGAGTAACTTCTGCCGCCTTTAGACATATAATTATTCCTCCTTTCTTATAGAGAGTTAACTGTGATAATGCGAGTCTGGCCGTCTGCCTGGCCATTTAGGATACCCGATTGGCTCCAAACCTGTTGGAACCCAAGAAGGGCGTACCAAGCAATCGCCTGATCGCGTCCGAAGTCCGTGGGGATACCCACTCGGATTTCTTCAGGAATTGCTACGCCTTCACGAACAGCGTCAGCACCGAAGAAGCAGGCTTCTCCGTACAAGCCATTGCTTCCATCAGTGTTCGAGAGGAAGTTTGTTTCCTCAACGAAGCGACAGCCGTAGTAGCGACCGACTTCCCCGATGTAGAGGGGGTCGAGGGACGTCTGTTGGGCCTTAGCTTCGAAGAAGTCATAAAGACCTCTGATGCTATTGGTGGAGGCGACGCAAACGTACTGGTCATCATCGCGACGAGGGACAAGTCCCTTTTTGAGCTGATCGATGATGTCACGCACGTTCTTGTCCGACATGTTGGCTCCGGCGGTGGCGTTGGCCGTACCGCTGGTTCCAAAAGTCGTGGTGGCCGTATTGGTGATGGTAGCGATATAGTCGTTGGTCATAAACTGCGTTGCCGCAGCCGAGTCCAACACAACTTTCATATCGTTGGTCAGAACGGTTCTAACCGTCTCAGGAACTTGAACTTCAGAAAGTGTTTTAACCTTCTGAGTATACGGAATTGAATTACCATATTCCGTCATCGTCAAGGTTCCCTGAAGGATAGTATAGTTCCTTTTAGGAATCGTGTCTGTTTCAATCAACGTGCCACCGGCGGTGGAGATGTTCGAGATTTTATTAAAGAACACCTTGTTACCGCGGTTTGCGCCAGCCGCCGCTTCAATATCGACAAATTGCCGAAATTTCTGCATCGTCTGGGCCTTATAGCGCAGTTGTTGAGACAGAGAATCATTTTTGAAAAACCCGCCGAGCGAGTTTATCGAAAATAGCTGTTGTCCCATTTAATTCTCCAATTATTGTGGCCTGCGGGAATTCCGCATACGGTTTCTGGCTTTGATTTCTTCTCTCACCTTCTCGGCGTCGGAGAGGAGATTGGATTGAGGGGTCGGAATATCCTCGGCTTCTGTGGCGTCAGGATCAGCCAGTACTTGCCGATTAACTCTCTTAGCCTCTATTCCATCTACCTTGGGAGTCTTCAATAAACCTTGTTGATGAATTTCACGATAAGCATCGCTTACAGCACGTCTCAAACCGTTCGCACGGTCTGGGTCGTTATAGTAGAGTTTGTGAAGGTCTGGGTCATTATAAAGACCCATAGCCACCTCAAAGAGTTTGCCTTTTTGGTTGGCGAGGGTCAGGTCGTGCTTCATATCAGCCTGGCCCTTCTCATCCAAAACAACATAGTCTCTGGCTAATTCCAAGAGTGCCTGATTCTCACGTTGAGCGCGAGTCTCGACTTCCTGCCTGGCCTTCGCTTCCTCATCCCTGACTGCCTTAATCGCCAAATCCTTTTCTAGCTTGATGAGATAACGGGTAGCCGCGATTTCTTCCTTTGCGTTACCCTCTTCCCTCATCTTTAGGATATATGCTTCCACCTGCTCTAATGTCGGCTCGGCGTTATCCTTTGGGGTTGGTGTCTCAGCGGTATTGGGATTAGCGCGAAGACGGGCTATTTCTGCCTGAGCTTCTGCCAACTGTTCTTCAGCACTCTTCTGCTTGGCTACCACCTTATCGATACGCTTTTGGACGGCCTGCTTGATGCGGTCAACCTCGGAGAGTTGCGGAGCTTCCTCCACCTTCTCCTCGACCTTTGCAGGAGGAACATCCTCCACATCTTCACGCACATCCGGCGTTTCGTTTTCGGCAATAACCGCTTTCTCTACTGCTGCGCGAGGATTATCAATGAGCGTTTCATCTCCAGATGCTTTAGGTGCATCAGTTACCTTTACTTCATCTGACATCGGCGTTAGCCTCTCCCAAGGCGTTTAGAGTCTGCCAAGAGGACTATTACTCAAGTTTATAGACTTTGGGGTCTTGTGATTTAATTATACAACCTACTCCAAACTTGAAGATCGAGTGACGGTTACTTGTGTCATTTGGGCTATGCCGATAGCGTCAACCTTCAAGGATTGCGTCATATTGACGTTTACTATCTTTCCATCTTGAAAGTTGATTTGAAGGGATCCATAGCGACGTTCACTCTGCCACCTTTCAATTTCCTCGGACAGCCTCTTTGGAATCACTTGCGCCAAAACTCCTTGGCTAACTCTTTTGCGGCCTTATCCCCCCCTAGCTTATAGGCCCGATCAAGCATGGCCCGTTGTCTATTTGGTGTATAGCCGGATTGATTCTTAGATTCCTTCTTCAAGACCTTGCGACAGAACTCGTATTCCTCAGTCTCTTTGCTCACCGAAAAACTCCTTTGCTTGATGCGCCCCCATGTCCATTGCCTCTTGTCTCATATCCCTCTCACGATGAGTCGGCTTCATCACTGGGTTAAATAGAGACTTTGGCTTTTCATTAGCCACCTTCTTCATCGCCTCAATAATCTTCTTCGTGTCAATTTTCTTCATGGAGTTCCTCCAGGAACGGGTTATAGATGGGGGCTGTCTTCTCAGCCTCCTTCTCCTTTTTCTCCTTAGCCAAATTATTCTTAGCCAATATGAAATCGTGAAGATGGTTATAGAAATCCATCAGTCCCTTTTGGTAGCCAGCGACAAAGAGGGGGTTATCATCTTTCCAGTTAGTAGTAAGCGTCCCATGCCAGTAGCGGTTATTAGTGAATCTCCCCGATACTCCGGCTATGGATTCTTGAAGGAGGGGAAAGACTATCTCACTCCAAGGAGTCGAGGCGAATAGTTCCTCCACCAACTCCCCATTAAGACGAATAAGATTCTCTGGCGAAGGAGTAGCCTGCTCAGCTTTATGTTTACCTTGTTTATCTAGAAGATGCGACTTTGGCAGAGCGTGGGTCGCCGAGCGAACCTTGCTTACCCTGCGCATTTTGCGCTTGGATTCCATTTTTTAGTTGCTCCGATTGTATGTGGATGGATGTATGCTTGTTGATAAGATTGGCAATGCCCTCATTCTGCATAGCCTGCGCTCCCTGTGGTGTGCTAGCCCACTCCTCGATGACTTGGAGGTGAATATTGTCATCGTCGTCTGGCGATACTGGCACATCAAAGCCGTTTAGCATGCGGACGATTTCCTCTTGTTGCTGAGAAAGTTGCTCCATACTTGCTCCCTGCGGAGCGGTAATAAACTTGCTCGCCACATCCACATCAGGGTCTTTATCGATGAAGTCTTGGAGCATGTTGTAGATATTCGTTGGGGATACCACCCCCACCGGCTGTCCATACTTCATCACAATCTCCATGCGCTGTATGGCCTTGGCCATCTGCATTTGGGAGTCTGTGGCATCGAGAGAACCGCTCCATGAGACGACAACCTTCACTAGAAAGTCCTCTGGGCGAAGAAGCACCCCCCCTATCTTCATGGGGCGAGTGACGGCTTGCTTGCAGATCAAATACATGTGGTTTGCCACTTCCCCAAGAGTATCGAGGAAGAGGGCAATATCCATGTTTACCTGCCGAGTCGAGCTTTGATTGATCGCTTGAATTTCTGTAGCCGTCCTTGCGCTTCCTTGGTTAATCGCGCTACGCTGGCTAAAATCCGTGATGGAAAGGTATTCTTCGGCATAAGCCTTCGCTTGCTGTTCAAGTCTTTCGGATGAGACATCTGTTGTAATCCCCTTATTTAACATCTCAATCTCGCCCGCCTCACCTTGGATGACTTGGCCGGGCCTCATGCGTATTTCATCACCGGCCATTCCAAGTTGCTTGGATACCCGCCACATAGGCGCATTATTCATGGCATCGCGATTAAGCCTGGCGTTATACATCTGCTCGATAGTCTGATGGAGGCCCCTAATCTTCTCAGGTACGCCACGCGAGCTATACCATCTAGTATTCTTCACCTCATAATCATGCTTCACATATGTCCACATTCCGTGGTCATAGGGCAGGGGCATTTCTTGGAGGATACGAATATCGTGGGTGGGGTTTCCATCCTTATCGCTTGCCTCCCCAACCTCCTCCACCCAAGTAAACACCCACTTCTCGCCCTCATACCAAGTCTGGCACTCACGAACGTTGAATAGGCCGGATTTAACATCAAGCGTTGATACTCCCTCGGAGATCGCCCAGGAGGTGTTGGTGAGGGTATCATCCGTTGTGCCACCCTCTGGGTTTAGGGAATCCACCGCCTCCTTATCATAAATCTTATTGCGGGCAAGTTTCCTAAGCTCCTCATACCCCATCCACATGTCGTGGCAGATACGGGGGAGTCGCTGGGTTTCTGTTCCGGATGATGGCACAATGATTCGAAGCCCGCGCTCAGGGATAACGGTGGGCTCAGAGAATATCTCCTTTTTGGTGAACTTAATCACTTTTTTGCCCGCCTTAAACTGGGCAATAGCCTTATCAATCTCCCTTACATCATCCTCATCATCCAAGTCCATTTCTTCACGCTGGGCGAGGACTAGCCTCAACTCATCCCTCTTCATGGATTTTAGAATCTTAATATCCTCAATCGAGAAGTTATCCTCAATATTGATTGTGCGATTGATGGTCTTGGAGAAGAACTTTTCGATGACTTTGAAGACAGCATGGCCGTTCTCAAGGAAGTAATCTACAAAGAGGGTGACTTTTTTGGCCCAGCCGAAGTCGCGTTTCTTGACGAGATTGTTGAGGGCGCGTTCTATCCGCTCGGCTGAAGCCTTGGTTTCCGGTGTCGCAACCTCCCCATCATCAAGTGTCACCACAACCTGCTTCTTCATAAGTGTCGCTACACTTACAAACATAGATTTGAGCTTGGTGATAAACTTATCCGTGATGGGGATGGGAACTTCGCTTGCGCCTGGATAGGGGCGGTTGGTGCGACGCTTGAGTCCTAAGCGCGCGTTATGCGCAACAACCTGCTTATCCTTCCAAACCTGTCTATCATCATCATCCTGCCTAACCTTCTGGGCAAGCTGTTTAATAAACTGATGGCGTTTGGAATCCGGGGGGGAGAGCTTAAGAGTTTTTTCCTGCGGTTGAATCTCAGTGGGCATAATTTCGGCCTGTGATATCCTTTTCAATTTCCTTAATATGGCGAATGTAGCGATTCACAAGTTTCTTTAGGAACACCTTGTCAAAGGTAATAGTAACGTGGCTTGCGCCATAGAAACCGACACTATCCATCAATTCCAGAATATCACAGCATGTATCGGCTTCCTGCTGATAGGAGTCAAAAAACGGATCTCCCATGTTATCCCCTATAATATCGAGCCTTCTTCTATTCTTGGAAGTCGCCCCAGCTTCCGTATTCTTCACCAATATGGACTTCATCGAAACGGACAACCTTCCTATAGTTTTCACTTTGGCGCACCTCCGCTAGTGAATGGGTGAATTTGAGACCTTCGACGGCTAAGACCCAAGAGTCGGCCCGATCGGGGGATGAGCCGATAACGGGCCTTATTTCTTCCTTCGATAGAATATAGAGACGCCCGTTATCCTTCTTATAACGCGTGGCGTTAAGCTGACGCATGAGAGTGTAATCATCATCTACTTGGACATTCCCGCTTTTCATCTGAAGCGACGCATTGTGATAGACCTCATCTCGCCTATTGAAGTACGAAGGATTCTTCGACTTCTCTGATGACTTAAACTTCACCACCTTGACACCCTTGGGGTTTGTGCCAAGGAGTTGGGAGACTAGATCGGCTACTGAGTTTCCAATCGAATCGGCTATGAATACCTGGGCCTTGTGCTTTGTGATAAGCATGATGGATTCTGCTGCAAGCTGTGTATCCGTACTCTTTGCTATAAACTTGCGCTCAACAACCTGTCCATTGTTCATTACATAGAAGACGGCCTCATCCTCTCCTTCCCCCGCGGGGTCGAGACTCACCACAATCCTATCCGGCGACAACATCGGCTCATTCTTCGTCGCGCTCTTAAGCTCATTAAACTCAAAGAGGATTCCTTCCTCGCTGCCCTCATAGTTAATATCAAGCTCCTGGGCAATTTCCACAGCGTCGTGATTTCGTCTTGCGCACTCATTGGCGTACCATGCCTCATCCTTTTCTGGGTGCAATCTCCAATGGAGGGTTCTTACGGGGATAGAACCGCTATGACGAAGTTTAGCGAACTGATTATTAAGGCCGAAAGGAGTGCTAACGACAATACGACAATTAGTAGAGTCAGCAGAAGCCCTCCAAGCCTGGGCATCAGTTTCCCAGAAGGCGAATTCATCAAAAAAAATGGCCCGTCGTCGTCCTGATCGTGAAAAGTTGGCATTGGTCGCCTCCCCTGTGATTGTGGCTTTGGAATCAGGATTTACTATCTTCATGTAGTTTGAATCACGCTCCCACTTAAAGCCTTTGGGAATCATCCAGCGGGGCTGGTTACGGATGAGAAATCGAATCTTCTCCATGAGGGTATCCATGTTGCCTATCCCATCGATGTATTGCTCCTTACGGCTTCCGACGAGAAAGTCATAGCCTTCGCCGTGAAACTGCCAGAACCATGTGAAGACTAGAAGCACGCACCATGTGACCCCCATGTCACGTGATTTATCGATTAGGATGTCCTTCTGATTCTGTATCGAATCCACCAAGTCTAGGATGAGCTTGTCTTCGTACTCGTAGGTAATAAACGGAATGGTTGAAGGATTCTTTCGGGGATTGTATGTGGCTAGGAATACGTTGACCCAGTAGAGAATATCATCTTTGCAGATCGAACACATGAGGGCCTGCAATTCCTTATTCGACTGGGCCTTCATCAAAACACGCAGACGATAATCCGTGTTTGCCTCAAAAGTTTTCGGGTAGGATTTGGTCTCGAAGATGCTGGGCGCGGGGCTTGGGGCCTCCATAGTCTCACTCATTGTTAATAAATACTCAGTTCATGGGAAATTTTGTAAAAGTTGGGAGGGTGTGAATATCCATACACCCACCGCCCCAAATTCCGGCCCCCCTGCCCCCCTTGGCCCCGCCTCACAGCGCGCCGACACTCACAAAGCGCAAGGACACGGGGCTCATGGGATCATGGGTCATGGGGCCAATGTGTTTACAATGCGTGGACACGGGGCCGAGTGTGTGCGTTGTACTTACAATTGTATTTACGATTGTATTTACTCAAGAAGCTTGCGCGCCGCGGCCCACTTATCCGCCGGCGAGAGAGAGTCGAGATTGATGTTGATTTGAGTGTTGTTGTTTATTGTTGCAGTGTTTGTGTGATCATTTGTGTTGTTGTTTG